TTACATATCACACAATTCACGGATTTGACGATTAAGAATATCCGCAAGCGCTATAGCATCGTCTATATTCAGTTTCAAACCCTTTCTGCGCCCTCTCCGTCTCGCCGGATATAACTCAATAGTTTTTTCCACGGTATCAGCCTCAATAAAAAATCGAAACATCCGGTCATCTATCTTTTTTGAGTGTATCATCATTATCCCACCTTGTATACTGCACACCCCCGCAATCCATTCCGGAGAGCGGGGGGTTGGTTATATTTACCTGAAAAGAAACATGAAAATATTTGCAAAAACGCTTGACAGCCACATATTTATGTGGTATAATGTAATCAGAAAGGAGAGTAATATGCAGCTTAGAAAAATACGATTAGAGAGAAGTCTATCTGTTCCTGCGTTATTCCGTTTAAGCGGCGTTCCGATAAGAACGATTGAGGAATTGGAACGCCGCGGCGATGGTCGTGTGTCTACACTGAAAAAACTCGCCGATGCCCTCGGAATCACTCTTGATGAGCTGTGCCGTGAGGATGCTGTCTCGCTGCCTGATGAAAATTAAACAAAACCACCCGCCGGAGCTGATAACCTCGGCGGGCTTCGTGTTTGAATGTGTCCGAATCGGACACGGTTATTATAATAGCCGATTCACCCGCGCCTGCACCGCTTTTGCATCGTACCCCGCCGCAGTCAGGCGATTCACCCTGTCGGCACCGTTACCCCAATCCCCGCGTATGACCTCACGAGCTATGTCGTCAAGGGGCTTTAATGCCGGTTTTGCCGGAGCGGGTGCCGGTGCTGCCGCCCCGATCGCCTTTATGTCCTCTGACAGTACCCAGCCGTGAACACCGCCGCCGTCCTCGCTGATGAGGTGGTACTGGTTGCGGGCCTTCATGGCTGTTTGTGTGACCTTGCATCGACTTGCACTCCTCGTATGAGTGATGGCATGGGTGGTTGAGGAGAGGTAAACCCCGCCGCCTGTGAATTGTACGATGTCGCCGACCTTGAAATCGATTGACGGAGCGGGTGTAGTCGGAGTTGCAGTGGTTGATTGAACGCTCAGCCGCTTATTCACCTCGTCACAAATCGCACCGAATCTGTCAAGCAGATACTTCCCCGGGCAGCTGGTATTTGCGAACATCGAATGATGCGTCAACGAGCCTTTCGGCGTGCCGTCGAATGTCAGCTTTGCAATCCCATTGCGTTTACAAACATCCACGCACAGCTCCATCAACGCCCTGTACGCCTTGTCACCGACAGGCCATTCGCCGCCTGTAGCGCTGTTGCTGACCTCGATTGTGACCGCCTGATAATCGTTATCGGCGCTCGAACTGGTCCACGCCCGATTCTTCTCTTCGGTCATCAGTCCGATCACGCCGTCGTTGCCGATTCCGTAGTTCCACGAAGCTCCGCACTTTGGATTATGTCCCCACGCAAGCAGAGCCTCGCCATTGTTCACGCCCGCCGTATGATGGATGGTGATCTTGGTTATACTCCGTGTAAAGTTTCCGCTGCCGTTGATTTTGCTATGGTTTGTGTTGCGGATTATTGCCAACCCGCTGTTTGAAAAGTTACTCATTTTCGTTATCTCCTTTCTTGTTTAAAACATCGATCGCCTTTGTTATGACGGCGGGGATGGGAACGCCCATGACCCCCGCATTCTCGATAATGCTGATCAGTTCATTGCTGATAAATGCGATAATAACCGCATCCCGCACAAATTCCGTGCCGATAATGTTGTCGAGCTGGACGGCGATCAGTACAATTAAAAGACACATTCCTTTTTTGGCCAGCCCCTTAAATCCTACTCCGCTTTCCAGCCCGCCGCCCTCAGATTTCTTGCTTTTATGGAAAATCCCCGCCACAATCAGTCCTGATATGTAGTCGGCACCCATAAAAACCATTAACGCAATCAAGATGGTATCGAAGCCGCCGAAAGCCGAAGCAATCGTGCCTCCCACCACCCCAACCGCCGCACATACGCCTGTTTTCATAGTCGTTACACCGCCTTTGGATTTTCTTTTGGAGTTTCTTTCGGACTTTCCTCTGCGTTCAGCTCGTTTAACATATCGAGCGCTCCTAACAGCCGATTATACTCAGCATCTAACTCGTTAAGCTGACGTTGACATACTAACGCTTGCTGCTGTACCGTCTGCATTTTTTCTGTGATTTGCGTCCTGCGTTCATAATAATTCATCGTGTCGCTCCTTTCCTGATTTCGATGATTTCGTGCGGTTTTGTAAAATCCCTGCCGCTCATCCAGTACCGTATTTCCCCTAAATATCTATCATACGGAAAGGCCATATGCGGCGCTGTGTCGGGACTGTCCGGATGTGATTCCGGGTTTGTCTGATAATGCCCGACAAGATGCTCCCTGTCCGGCTGAAAAGTGACATTATACCGCTCTTTCATGTCGGTGAGAATCCACATAATGCACTCCCATCCGGCTTTGTACTGGAGCGGTGTCAGCAATCCGCTTGTTTCGCCGCCGCTCGTTTCAAAAGCGATACTGTATGAAAAGAATCCGGCGTTTGTCTCCCGTTCTTGCACCTGCGGCAGTGTTGATTTTCCGTAATAATTCGGAGATTCGCCGTCGGTCGATGTAGTTCCGATAAAAGCGGTGTTTTTGTAGTCGACCACAAACTCCCGCCGTCCGTCTTTTCCGATGATAAAATGAGCGCTTCTCGTTGCGTTTTCGCTTGACATATACGCCAAAACCTCGTCATACGGTCTCGTGAATGTATCACAAATAATTGTATCGGGATTCCACCCACTTCGCCCGAAAAAATAATTTTGACCCTCGGTATACCCCTGCCGATCGCTGTTATCTTTACCTAAAATGTTTTGACCTAACGCTCTTCCCATCACTGCTCACCGTCCTTTATTTCGTTTCTTCCCTCGACAATATCTGCTAATTCATTAACAGTAGAATCGGGGATTTTCGGCTCTTCCCTAACCACGGGAACCTGTTCTGCAAATTTTTGTTCCATCTTTATTACCTCCATTAAATTGGTATATTCAGCGCTTGGGCGCATTTGACCAAAAGCGCATACATATACTGTGAAAAAGCAATATGAGGAGCGTGCAGCTCCCCATAATCGAGTGATATTTCGTCTGTTCCATCGCCGTGGAAGGAGTGATCGCGGTATCCCGCAAAGTCAAACCCTATTCTGTCGGTGAGTTCCTTGACCTCATCGGCAATCAATCCGTTGTGCTGACGGGTTCTTTTTTTGGAGCCGTCGTTGTTGACGATCATCTTGTACTCATAGCCTGTAATGTCCGAAGTGCCGGGTTCGTATCTTGGGATACAGTAGTGTTTTTCGGACGATGACAGCTTGTCGTACATCTGTGTCGATATTACGAATGTCTCTCTGTAATCGTCTCTGAAATTCATACGATAATTGCGGGGCCGCAGTCCTTTGATAAACTCGACATAATCGTAAGTAAGGTCAGAAATATCGGTTTTATCCCGTCTGTCGGAGGTGATTGACGCACCGTTGCCCGAAACAATATTATGAGTTGTCGTCCCTAACCTAAACATATTACTTGCGCTTGCGTGAGCATGAGCTCCGATAGCGACAGCGTTGGATATTCCTGAACTTATTGAGGAAGTACGCCCGATCGCAACGCATAGATTTACAGAACTTCCTGCACTTATCCCATGTCCGACAAAAGTATTGTCACTACCCCCTGCTAAGCCCGCTGCAACATTGTTGCCTACAAATACGTTGTATACGCCCGATGCTAACATTTTCCCGCTCATAAAACCGATGCTTACATTATCTTTTACATCTGCGCGCGGCAGTCCAACGCCCGCCAACGCAAATGGTCCGATGGCTATACATTCGTGCGTAGCTCCGCCCAGAGTGTTATTGCCGATTCCTATGCCGTTGTAGGTTTCTCTGTAAAAAGCATTGGCAGACGGGTTGGGTTCTAAAAATATGCTTTTCTGAATTACCCCATGTTTGCAGGCTCCGGTACCGATAACAATGCTGTCTGTGGCGATTCCGTTTGAAACAGCGCCATGTCCTGTAACCACCGATCTGTATGCGTATGAGCCTACACCGCTGCAAATCGAAGAACCGAATAATGTCGATTCGTGAAAAAATGAGCTGCCTGATGATGCGGCTAACAAACCTACGATAGTAGCGTTGTTGTCTGTTTTTATGATGTCGAGTTTCGCCCGTTCCCCATCGGTCACAAACCGCCGCTGGGGATCGGTTATGACCTGTTCTGCTATCGTTTTAGGGAAGAGTGTGTCATAGACCCCGCCGATCGTCCGTGTTCGCATTGTGTGCTTTATCTCTGCCATGGTTATCCCCCTTTACGCATTTGTGTAATCAAACCAAATATCTCCGGCTTTCGGGTTTGCAGGAGCTGTATTTCCCGCTGTGATTGTAGGCACGGCGGCTTTTGCTTGTGCCGCTATAGCTTGGCTTATCCTCTGCGGTGTCCATGCTCTGACCGTTGTTACCGTGCTTGCTGATGTTTCGGCCTCGGTCTGGGTTGCGGTTGTGAGAGCCGCTGTTGAGGCGTTTCCGGCGTGATATAAGGCCCGTGTCGTGCCGTTAATACGAGCCTGAACAGAGGTGTTGTCAACCCAAATATCGCCGTTTTCAAGGTTAGATGGCGCTACGGTTGCGGAGGATGCGGGGATTTTGAGCGGAGCCTCAACAGAGGCGGCGGTTTGTTTGAGTTTTAGCGTGCCTGTCATTGTATCGCCTGACTTTGACAACCGCTCGGTTATCTGCGCCTGTAACTTGCCGAAAGCGCTGAGGACGGTATCTGTAGCGGTTATAACGGTGCTTGCCGCCGTCGAAAGTCCCGTCAATATTCCGCCTCTCACCGCCTGAGCTACTCTTTGCGGCGTCCAGGACAGCACGGTTGTCGCCGTTCCCGCCTCGGCCTGCGCTTGTGATGCGGTGGTCGGAGCTGTGTAGTTGTTGGCGTTTTCGGCGATACTTGCAAGTTTTGCGTAGTCGCCCTTGCTCATAAGACCGTCTGCGGCGGCGCTTGCCAACGCTAAAACTACCTTTTCGGTTGCGAGCTGCCTTTTCTGGGTACCATCCCACCAATAGTCGGGGACATCAACATCCCTGACATAGAGGTTATCGCCGACCTGCAGATCGACCGTGTTTGCGGGAACTGCAAGCCAGGCATCGAGAGCCGTGATTGTGTCAAAAGCCTTTGCTCGTGACGCCCCCTTTGCGATAGCCTCAAGATTGCTGAGAATCAGCGCCAAGCCCTCGATCTGCTCCATCTTGGTTGCGGGAAACAGATTATCCCAACCTGTTTCGGTGCGTGCTTTCATCTGAAAATTTCTGTCTGCCATGTGTAAATTCCTTCTTTCATAAAATATTTTAACCGACAGTTTTCACTGTCGGTTATGTGCTGACTGTGTTGAACCATAGGTCATATTCGGTCTGTTTTACCGGGTCTGTGTCGCTCACGATTGCGTTGCCCACTGCTATTCCGCTTTCGCCGATACTGGCCGGACCATCGGATGTATCGAGCCACAAGCCGCCCGGCGGCTGTGCGGGAGGCTGCGTGGGTGAGATGATGATGAGGTTTGCCGCCAAAAGCGTAACCTTGGCATCCAGCGCGTCATGCGTGACGAATACCGTCTCCGGCTGTTCGAGTACCACCTCTGACCGCATGGAGAAAATCAACGTTGTTGTGTATTCGGCTAAGAAACCCGCCGCCGTGTCTTTAGCGGGAATGGCATCGCCGAGGGTGTTCTGCGCTATGAAGTAGAGTATCGGTTCGCCGCCGTCCACGCTGACATAGATTCCAAGCTGATGGAGTGTGTAGCCTGTGTTTAGTTCGCTGTTAGTCAGCTGGAGCCGCAGTGTTCGCCTGTTGCCGACCTTGCCGTCCTCGGCTATGAGCAGTTTTTGCTTCGGGTCTTGCAGGGCTGTTTGGTCTTGCAGAGTTTCGGGCGGCACCGTTCCCGTCCCCGTCCACGCCGACACAATGGTTACCCTGTTGTCGTCAAGCCCTGCGAGTATCGCCAACCCCTGTGCCGTGATTGTTGTTTTCCAGTTCATTTTTTAATCACCTACCTCTTAATTTAAAATTGTCCGCTGATAGCTCTGCTGAGCGGAGGCTATCCCGATTTCGCCGTCAATATTGTAGTTGAAATGTAGGCCGCAGTCTAACCTAAAGCGGCGGTATGCGGCCGCCTTGCGGGCGTGTATGTCGATGTATGCGGTCGGCAGTTCGTGTTCGAGCCTTATCCCGGCAAGGTGTGACCTTGCGCTCTTTGCCGCTCCTATGGCTTTCAAAAACCGCTCGACGCTTAAGTCCATCAGCTCGGTGTTGATAATCTCCACCGTGAATGTGTACGGCTCTCCGTCTGTCTCAAACCATTCCGTGACGCGCCCGTTTCCGAAGTATGCCGAAACGAGCCGCTCCACCGCCCACTTAGTGCCGCGCTTTGATTGTATCTGCTGTGCGTATTTGATAGTCTGTCGCTTGGCCTCAAGGCTTAGGTCTGTGCTGTACCAGTCGACGTTTAACTCCCAGGCCAGCTCGTCGAGGTCGGCGTGGTCGAGGCTGTCTATCTGATCCCACACCCGGAGCTGCTGTATCCGGCTGCCCGGGGTCTGTATCAGCTTGTTGACTGCCCGGGCGAGTGCGGCGTTTGTTTCGTCTCCCCGCATAAAAAGAGGAAGCAGGGCGAGAAGGTCTGCGTTTGTTATCCTCATAAGCTACAACCTCCTCACCGTGTGCGAAACTTTCAGAACGCCTGAGTGCTTGGCTACCGTCGTGGCGTTCAGCTCCTCAAACTGCGGCGATATGACCTCCACCCGCTCCGCTCCGATAAGCCCCTCCCCCCAGTCCGGCGCAAGTATGAGCTTGCGTAGGTAGTCGGGGTTGAGGTCACGGTTGAGTGCCGATCCCTGCCAAAAAATATAGCGGTCAATCGCCCCTCCGCTTTCCTCGACGTTTCGCACGACGCCCCCTTCGTTCGCCGCCGTCGTGTGATATACCAGCTCTATGTCGTAGTATAAAACGCTGGGCGCTTGCACGATTACTTTGTCGGTCAGCACCCGGATGTCGTCGGCTGTGGTTATGGCGCGTACCTTTTCGAGCAGTTCCTCGTCCGGCACCACGCCGCCGTAGCCGATGGGCGTTATTAACACCACACCCGGGGACGGCGATTCCACCACCGCGTCGGCGATGGTCGGGTCTGCTGAGATTGCCCAGTGCCGGTATGCGTTAGCGGGCCCGGCTGTTGACAGGCTGTCCGGGGAGCTGCGTATACGGTCGCGGTAGGCCTCGTCGCTCTCTTGATCGCTCCCGCCTGTTGTGGTCGTCGTGTTCTCCACCCGGTCAATGAGCGGCGCCTTTGACAAGTCCACCAGCGTGTTTATCTCACCCACCGGGATATTGTTGTAGCTGTCCCCGCCGCCGACCGAAGTCGCGGGTGCGTCAACAAAAGCACCGCCGGCCATAAGCACGACGGTTGTGTCGGTTGTGAAGTACCGGACGTAGTCGCCTGTGACCGTAACTCCCGCCGGGATGATTATGTTCTCGCTCACAGGAGTGTCTACAAAGAAGCGGATTGTCGTTCTCGCGGGTACGGGCTGGTAGCGTATCGTTCCCCGGTTCTCGCCGATGGCGTCAAGCACGGTTCCCCGGGCGTAGCGGAGCATTTTCTGTCGGGCGGCATCGTTGACGGCATTGTAAAATCCCACGAATAACGGCACGAGAGCTTCTGCGAATATTCGCCGCTCGTCGCCCGGGAATAGCGGCTCGGACACGCCGTTTTCAAGCTCGGTTATAATTTCGTTGTATATTTCCGTGGCGTTCGTGCTGATAAAATTAAGGTCTGCCATCAGTCCTCCTCCCTTCTTTTAAGATGCCCTGTAATGCAAAAATCCCCGAGCTGGCTCAGGGTGCCGTCTATGTCTATGCTGTCGGTTTGCATTCGGGGTTCGTATGTTTCTATGAGCCATTCGGCATCCGCGACGGCGGCGGTTAATGCGGGGCCGGACGGGTTGTCTACCAGTGCGCCGTCCCGCCCTTTGATTCGCTCGTAGGGAACCTCCCCGCGTGTAATTCTCAGTAAATTAAGGACGCACAATTCGGGGCGCCCGTTTCCTTTTGCTAACATGGCGCACCTCCTTATACCAGCGTCAGCTCGTTTGTGTATACCCAGCTGTTTATTCCGTCCGGGTTGCCGAGCAGGGTTCTGTCGCTCTTAATTTGACTGACCTTGTGGCTTCGCTCTTTTACCCAGCCGGGTATTGTCTGTCCGGTAGCATACTTGGCCCCGGTCGGCTTCGCCATACTCCCGACGCTGATTGTTGTCGTCGGCGCGGCGGCTGCTTGGCTGTTGTCCGGCTTCTTTTCCGATTTGTCGGCGGTCTGCGCTCCGACTTTCAATGCCGATGTAGTCTCCGGCACCGAAGTCGTCGCCTCGTCGTATTCTTTGAGCGAGAATGACAACGTAGCCAGCCGGAGCCGTCCGTAGTCGTCAAGCGTGGTACTGCCGACCGACACCTTGCGGAGCTGGAGCTTCGGGCCGAGCTTCTTGCCGTTTAAGTAGAACACCCCGGTCTTGGTGACGAGCTTCTGCCAGCTCTCTATCTCTTTCATAACGTCCACGCCGGCGCCCGAGTGTAAAACGCAGGAAAACGACAGCGAGAATAACTCGGTGCCGCGTTCGTTTGTCGGCGGGGAGCCTTCGGCGGCGCTGTTGTTGTCCGCTTTTTGCGAGTATGCGAATGATAGGTTTTCTATGGCGGTCACTCTTTGGGGTGAAACTTCCCAGCTTTTGTCCCGCCATTTTGCCATTACTGCCATGCCCTGCCTCCTCTCGTTTACTTACTGCGGCGTTCCTGTATTGCCCGGGCCGGTTTCGACACCGCCGTGCCTGTGCGTTTTAAGGCTTATTCCTCCGGCGCTTACGTCAGCCGGGGTTGTTACGCCGCCGCCTGTGCTTACGGCTCCTGTTACCGTGGCAGCTCCTCCGACGGTTAGGTTGCCGCCGATGGTCAGCACCGGGAGCCAGTCGCCCCAGTCGCCGTCCATGCGCCCGAGGAGGAGTCCGGTCTGATCGTCAAACCGGACGTACACGACCTCCGTGCCTTTTTCGAGGTTGCCCGATTTTGTCCGAAGGTGCCACGGTATGGTGAGCTGCGCGGAAACGCAAGCGGAGGCATCGCAGGGGCTGACGCGGACTTTGTTTCCGTTTATGTTGGTTATCGTTCCTTTGTCAATTATCCCCGGCATTTAATATCCCTCCAGCGGTTTCCTAAAATAAATTGTTGATTTATTGCCTATATAATCGTGCCTTACTTTGGTGACAAACACCGGGCCGTTCCACGCCTGTGCCTTTGGTGTCACCAGTTTTAGTATGCTTGCGGCGGCGTACCCGAGCATTAGCTCTTTTGAAAATATGCCGCTCTGCCGGTGTTTGTTTTCGTTGCGTAAAAGTCCCCGGGCGAAGCGTACCGCCTCGGCGTTGCTGGTGATTTGCAGGGAGGTCTCCGGGCGAAGCACCCGTTTTGTTTTGGCTTGCGGGTCGACAAACCGCCCGGAATATACCCCGCTCGCCACCTCTGCGCTGCCGTAGGACTGTGTGCTGGTGTCCTCGTAGGTGAACACGCCGTCCTCGCCTACTTCCAGCGTCCCGGCGATGCCCTGTCCTTCGATGTGCTGTTCGTTGTATGCGATCAAGTCGCCGTCATATATCAGCATTTGGCAGCCCTCCGGCATACAAAGCCTGTAAAACAGCTCGAAGTCGGTCTCGTTCCGCTGGGCGAGGTAAGGGTATAAATGGTCTGTGCATCCGTAATTTTTGAACGTCAAGCCGTGGGCGGCGGCGGTCTCGTTGGCTATCTGCAAAAACCGCACCGCTTCCCATGAGCGGCTCTGTCTGACCTTGCCCGTGACGGGCATTGACATGGCGCGTATGGTGTAAAGCCCGTTTTCCGGCTTGAGGGAATGTATGAACATTTTACCCGTCCGGCTGGCTCCGCTCTCAAAAGTGATGTCGTCCCCGGTCTGCGGGTTCCATTTGCTCCACACGCCTTTCGGGTCGTTGAAACGCACGACCAGCGTGTCGCTCTGTTTTTCCGCGTACATTTCGTGAACGCAGTAATTGACCGACACGTCTTTGTAAATATCGCTGCCCTTGTATGTCAGTCTCATTCGCCCCTCCTCCACGGTGGAAGCGTCCCGGGCATTTCTGCGTTCTCGACGATGGGAAGCCGGAGGGGGACGTTCGCTTCAAAAATAATCACGTCGGCGTAGTCGGGGTTAAATTCGATGATGGTGTGAGACAGCTTTTCCTCGTCGTACATGGTAAGGGCCAGCGCGTCGAATGTGTCGCCGGCCCGTGTCATGTAGTTCTTAAATCCTGTTATACGCTGCAAAATCGCCCCACCTCCCTCATCTTGACGAAGTCCTCGAGCCAGTCGAAAAACTCGGCTTCATGCGATTTTAATTTTGTCATGAAGTCGTCGTCCTCCGGCTCCGCGCCGCCGAATTGCGGACTCCACGTCAGTCCGCTAAAGTCGTAGTAAATGATGGTTTGCCCTTCCGACATTTCGGAAAGTGAGAAGTCGTCTATGCCGAGCAGTTTTCCGGCTGCCGCCCAGTATCCGATGTTCTCCTCTCTGTGTCCGCTGTCGAAGGATATTACTGCTTCGGTTCCTGTTTCCCCGGCTATGCTTAGACCTTCGGTAAAACCGCCGTACTGGTAGCGTGGCAGGGATTTTAAGACGCTCATGCTCTCGCCGTCCAGCTGTGCGAGGCTCCGCTCTGCTATGGCTTGCATAATCAGCGCGGGGTTGGTGACAACGGTTATCGAGTCGGCGTTGTCCGAAGTCCGGCCCTTGTAGTAATTGGTCACAGCGTCGAGCTGGCTGGTGTAGTGGTCTCCCGTGTAGGTCTCGGCTATGCTGGAATACGACGCGGCGGCGAGCTGGGTGCTTTCGTCGATGTAGCTCGTGCCTTTGTACGCGCCGAGGCGTTTTCCTGCGGCTTCCCAGTAGCGGATGTTTGCTTCTCGGTATGCCGGGTCAAAAGAAATGACCGCTTCCACGCCGTTCTCTCCGGCGACAGATATTCCCTCAGTAAACCCTCCGGCTCCGTATGCCGGAAGTGTAGCGACGGCTTCCGTGACTGTTTCGTTCGTAACCTCTTTGTTGTAAACGCCGAGGAGCTGTCCTGCTTCCTCCCAGTATTTCACGTTTGCCGCCCTGTACGCCGGGTCAAATGAGATTACCGCTTCCACTCCGGCCTCTCCGGCTATGCTTAGGCCTTCGGTAAAGCCGCCGGCGGCTAATTCGGGGATTAGCGGTATGTTTATGCCTTTACCGCCCACGCCGGGTACCCAGTCGGGTATTTTGATTTTGTTAAGCGCGCCGAGGAATGCGTTTATCCCCTTGATTATCATGTTGATGGGGAATTTGAATATTGCCACGATTCCGTCCCAAATACTGCCGAATATGCCGACGATTGCGTCCCACGCCCCTTGCCAGTTGCCCGTGAATACGTTTTTGACAAAGTCGATTAGTCCGCTGAATACTCCGATGATTGCGTCGATGATGGGTGTTAGTCCCTCTATCGCCGCGCCTAAGTACCCGGAGAAAAGTCCGGCGAGGAATTCGATTATCGGGCCGAGCGGTTTCAAAGCGACGTTTATCAGCGTTGTCACAATTTCAATCAGCGGCCCGATTGCCGCGCTTATCAGCGTCAGTATCGGCTCTAAAATCATTATGAACAGGTCAAGTATCGGCTTCAAAAGCGCGATTACGAGGTCGAGTATTGGGGTCAGCAGGTCAAGAAGCGTTATCAAAACGGGGAGGATGGCTTCTATAATCTGCGTAACAATCGGGAGCAATGCTCCGATTAGGTCTATTATTATCGGCAATATCGCCGACAAAAGCTCCGTCAAAATCGGCATTACCGTGTCAAGCAGCTTTATCAAAACCGGAAGAATGGCGTCGATTATCTGCATGACCAGCGGCAAAAGCATATCTATCAAGTCTATTATTATGGGCAAAATTGCCGCGAGCAGTTCGTCCAAAAGCGGGAGTATCGCGTCCAGCAGTTTTTGCAAAACTGGCAGCACCGCGCTTATTATTTTCATAAGCGGTGGGAGGAGCTTCTGTATGAGCTGGACGATTATCGGCATTATACTGCTTATTATCGTGTTCAAAATCGGCGCCAGCATATTCAAAAGGTCGATTATCACGGGTATTATGGACGCCATGATTTCCACGATGGGAGGGATTAGCTGTGTCAGCAGTCCGCTGGCTATTTCCAAAATGACCGGGACGAGCTGCTGGAGTGCCGGCATTATGGCGGGGACGATGTCCTTTATTATCGGTATCAATGCCGCGCTCATTTCCTGTATGACTGGGATAATCCCCTCCATCAGCTCCGAAACGACGGGCATTAAATCCGTCACCATATCGAGTATGCTTCCCGCCAGCGGCGCAAGTGCCACCTCTGCCTTTTGCTTGAACATCTGCATTCGCTGTTCCAGCGTGTAGGTCTCCTCGGCGCACCCGGCTATCGTTTCCGCGTTCGCCTGAAGCTCCGCTGTTAAGTCCGCGACTGAAAGTGTCCCGTCCCTTATGGCGGCCGCCATCGTGGAACCTGCCCTCGCTCCGAATATCTCGGAGGCGATGGTGGTTGCCTCGGTCATGTCTTTTGCGTTCTTTATTTTGTCGGCGTACAGTTCCATGCCTTCGGCGGCGCCGATTCCTTCTTTGGCAAGTGCGCCGACGCTCTTTTTCATGGCACCGAGGACTTCGCTGGCGTTTACACCGGCTTTGTCAAGCTGACCGATGAGCGCGACCGATTCCTCGAAGCTGTACCCGAGTTCCTGTAATTGGGGTGCGAACCTTTGAACGTCCCCCATGAGGCTGTTAAAGCCCACACCTGTGGACTGGCTCGCTTTGAACACATAGTCCATTGCATCGCCCATGTCCTCGGCGCTTATGTTCCAAACTTGGAAGGCTTGGCTCGACTCCTCTATAACGCTGCCTAAATCGTCGCCGAGCATATTTGCTACTTGAATTGCCTGTACTGAAAGGCTTTGCAGTTCGTCCCCGGTCAAGCCGAGGCGTGTGTTGTAGTCCGCTATTGCTTTCCCGGCGTCCTCCATGTTTGTCGGCACCGAAGAATAAACGGACTCAAAGTCACCGACTAACGCTTCCAGCGCGTCTCCTGTCGCTCCGGTTCCGATGCGGATTGTGTTTTCTACATCCTTAAAGTCGGAGCCGAGCGAATATAACGCTTTCCCTGCGTCTATGACCGCTTTTGATGTGGCTATGGCTATGCCGCCCACAGCGGCGCCGATGGCGAGGGCTTTCACGTTTATGCCGTCAAGTTTCTTTGTTGCTCCCTCGATTGAGGAGGCGAGGGTCGGGCTTAGGTTACCGGCTATTTCTACTACTGCTTGCATTGTCTTACCCGCCACCGATCCTCACCTCCTCTTTTTGGGTTTTTTCGCCATTGGCGGCCGTGGGTGTTTGTTTTGTTTGCGTTTCTGTTCTGCGGCTAAATCCTCAGCCGCTTCTGCGTATTCGACTAAGAAGTCGAGGAGCCGTTTTTGCTCGAGGGCGGTGACGGGGGTGTGGAAGGCTCGGGCGTAGTCTCGGACTGCTCGCCGGACTCGCTTTCCTGTGAGTCGTCCCCCCGCTTTATGATAAAATTTCGGCCAATCTTCATGACCTCCATTACATCACGCCCTTTGATTCGTTCGAGGTCGGATATGTCGTACTCCGGGTTGACCGACGTAATGGCGGCAAAGCCGAGGTAAAGGTGGAGGCTGTAATCAAGCTCCACGGCGCCGGACAGATTGCCGCCTTTTGAGCCGCTGGCTCTCATCTTCTTTGCGTCTGCTTCCGCAAACTGGATGGCGGTTATTTCGTCGAGGTCGTATGCCAGCTCTCCGACTTTCTTTCCGTTGATTGTTATCGGGTTGCCGAGCTTCAGAATTTCTTTCATGTGAACGCTCTCCTTTTTTAGTTAGAATTAAGGCTCCGGTTGTCCCCGGAGCCTTGCTGTTACAGCAAACTGTTTATTTGCTTCATGTAGTCCACGCCGTTTACGCGCAGAATTTGACTCAGCCGATCGGCGAGCATGACTTCCTCGCCACCGACAAAGATTTGCACCCGGGTCACGCCGTAGGACGTTTCCCCCTCTGTCGTGCTTCCCACCTCAATGCCAAGCCCGGGGAAGTTGCCCGGGAGAGTGCGTACAAACGCCTTGCACCCTTCTTCTCTCACGCTGCCGTCTGAGGTGACGATGTTCTGCACCCACCGAAACTCGAAGTTTTGTTTTTCGAGCCGGTTCATGCGTCCGAGCCCTCTGTCGACACCGACTTTGGTAATGGAAAGCTCCATATTGTCTAATTGCCCGACGATCGGGACGCTCATGGTTCCCATCGCCTTGACCTCTGCTGACGCCAAGCTGAGAGCCGGAAGGGTGAAGGAGACGTCCTTTGCCACGAGTTGCTTGTCGGCGTATACGGTGTCCGCTACGACCGCGCCTTTAATATCTAACCACATTACGACTCACCTCCAAAAAATGCCGCGAAGCCCTCGTCCGTGTAAACCACACGGGCGGTGCCGGACTTAAACGGCGGCGTATTTGTGACGGCGATGTCCCACACGAAGTCACCGTTCATCATGTCGGTGACGGGGTTCTCCGTCTCTAAAAATTTGACGACAGGGTTTCCGATGAGCGCGCCAACGCTTACCAGTGCGTCGAGCTTCTCCTGCTCTATGTTCAGTATCGCGTCTTTGTCCTGCGGGGTCATGGGGCTGTCTATCGCCGTGCCGTGTTCAAGCTGGAAGTTGTTTGTCACATACATCAGCATTCGGATGTTCACGTCGAATATCGCCCGGGCATCTACCCCGGCTCCGTATGCGAACGCGGCGGTGTGCGGGCCCCACAGCACCCATTGACCGGCCCAAAAGACGGCGGTGGTTATGCCTTTTTCGTTGAGCAGATTTCCGGTCTGCTGGTCGAAGCCCCTGTTCTTCGAGCCTTCGCCGAAGTATTGACTGGTTGCCATGATTTGCTTGTTAGACGGCGACTCGAAAGGAACCGAGCGGCGGCTGAGGTCTACCCTCAGCATAGTGGCTGTCGTTACCGTGCTTAGGTGGAACAGGCGGCCGTTGCCGTCTTTGACTTTCGGCCAGCACACCTTTGAAAATTCGGAAACGTAGCCGTTGTCGCTCTGCCATTTAATCGCCGCTGCGATGGTGTCGATTTTGTCCCCGCCGTCGGTCAGCGGAATGTCCGCATTGACAAAAGCATCCCAGTGTCCGTTGATTTTCTGCGCTGTCGAAACAAGCGCAGTGTAAACGGCGGGAATGTGGCTCCACCCGGGTGCCGCCAGTATGTCGGCGACGGCGTTCTCTTTTTGGTAGAGAAGCGACACCGCTTGCATTCCGGTGTATTCCCCGGCGGCGGTGGCTTGCCCGATCACGTCTGCCGCTTGTACTGCCGTGGGGTCAACCTCGTCATACGTCGAGTCCACGGTCGTCATTTCGGTGAGTGCCTTAATGACCACCGTTCCCCGGGCGAAGTTGTAAGAAAGCTCATAGTCCACGCCCTCGGCTTTGCTGTCGATTGCGAAGGTGTCAAGTATGATTGTGCTGCTCTCAAACTCCGCTCTCTTGTTTACAAAGGTCAGCTCCCGTGTTACCGGAGCCGCCGCTCTGTGTTCGTCGGGGTCGAGTACGTTTACAACGTAAATCGGGCCGACGTTGCCTATCGTGTTGTCAAAGTGCTGGGCGAACGCTTCGCAAAGCGTAAAGTCTCCCCAGCTTGCCGAATATCCGACGCGGGTTTGTACGTCCTGCATATTCCGGAGACGGACGGGGTTGTTGATAACCTCCGCGTCGGCGTAGTCCCGGATGAGGTTAACGGGCGCGGTGCCGAAATACACCACGACCGTGTTGCCCTGCGGCGCTCTGGACGCTTCGCTCTGCCCTATCACGCCGTAGGTACCGTGTTTGTATCCCATTGTTTTCACCTCTCAAAATTATTAAAGTAAATGGCTGTAAGCGTCCGGTGTCTTTTGTACGATGCCGCACTCAAGCGTGAACGCTATCCAGCTGTGCCAGTAGGGGTAATAGTCCCATATTGCGCCCTCCTCTGTGAAAGGGCCGTAGGTTATACCCAGTTCTTTGACGAGCCGCAGTCCCGCGAAATACTCCGCGTTTTCCACGGCCGCCAGCGCGGTATCGACAAAGCTCCAAACGTCCCGCCAGCCCTCCGCATTTCGCCTGTAATAGTCCTGCGCTTCGGGGCCGCTCCACCTTGTGTATGCGTAACCTCCGAGCTTCCCGGGGGCGGGGTGCGGAATGAAATTCTCGCCGCCGTGTTCGCCCGGGTTCCATGCCGCAAGGCACAGCCGGATATTGAGGCGGCGGGATTTGCCGATTAGCTCGTCTTTCCCCTCCATGAGCTGTACGCAAAGTGAGGGGATGGGCGCGGGTACGCCCGGGGGGAGCCTGTCTTTTGCCGGAAGATACAGGGGGAAAGCGGCGGGAGTTACATACTTTGGTTCGTAGCCTTGATCGTTCGTCTCGTCGTCCGGGAGTTTCATGCTGACTTTTTGACATATATTCTCCCGGCACCAGCCGCACACGTCGTCAAGTATTTTTACGATTTTCATGCTCTGTTACCCCCTTATGCCGTGCGGTTCTGCCGCAGTGCTATTTCCGTGAAGCCCGTGTCGCTTCCCCATGATTCGACGATGTACTCCCTGCCGTTCACGTTCAGCAGGCCGCCCGGGGCTTTCGCCGGGGGCAGGTCGGCGGTCTTTGCCATCAGAAGTATGTCAGCCTGTACCATGCCGAGGATTTGTCCCTCTTTCAGCTTCACGAAGCTGTTATTGTCAATAACGACTCGTATCTGCTGTCCCTCTACTCGACACAGCTCTGAAAACTCCTTGAAGAATACCGTGTCGAGTTCGCGCAGGGCTTGATCTCGAAAGGTCTCGCTCTTGACGCGTTCGACTATTTCTTTATAACCCACGTTATCCCTCCGATCCGGGAACCTCCGCTGTGTCGCTTTTCGTTCCCCCGGCTTTAGGCGCGGGTTTCTTTGTGTCCTCGACGTAAACGGCTACCCCGGCGTTTACAAGCCGCTTTTCCTCTTTGTCGGACAAGGAAAAGGGAGCCGACCGTTTCGTCTTTGCGACGGTCACTCCCTTGTCTTTCAGCCCATAGGCTCCGCGTGTCATTTGTATCATTTCGCCACCTCCGGGTTCGCCGTGTTAAGGTCGGGTTGTTCGCCGCTGCCCTCACCCTCCGGGGGTTCGCCGCCGGGGTTGTCGTCCTCGCCGTCGTCGGGTTCGTCGTCAACCTGTGCGGCTGTCGCTTCCTCAATGGCGGCGATTACCGCGTCTTTGGTTCGCATACCGGACGCGTCCACACCGTAGGCTTTGGCGATTTCGGCAAGCTCTGCCAGCTTCAT